CTGCCCCATATATAACTAAAGCAATAAGAGGATGGGCTGAAGATACTGAATCCAAATGGCAGAAGAATCTAAAGAAATTACGTACAGAAAAAACTAAAAGTAAAGTTAGTGAGAACAAAAGGGGCGGTGCAGAAAGTACACGGCGACCTGCACCTAAAAGACAAAGCTTCGAACAGCCGAATATGGAAGAAGATACGACAGGGGAAGTTTACGGAGCTTATCATAAAGAAGGTAAAAAGGGCGGTGGTAAAATCAAGAAAAACTATTCAAAGGGCGGTAGTGTTAGACCCGCTAGTTATTAATATTAAATATGTTTAATAAACAGGTAAAGTAATGGTGGGATTTGGAGCAGGAGTTGCTGGTGGTCTTGGTGGTGGTGCCGGTAGCAGCAGCAGTAGTGGTGGTGGTGGTGGTGGCGCTCCATCTTTTTCTCGTCAAGCTGCTAAAGCTTTTAGTGGAACAGGCACAGATGCACCGACAGGCCCATCTAGTCCAGGGGGTTTGGGTGGTTCGCAAGGACATGCTCAACCTAAAGTAACAATTAAGATGGATTCCTATAATCCTAAGACAAAGAAAACTGTTTTATCTCCAGAAGCTACAGCTGAAGCTGAAGCTGATGTTCCCGCTTATTTTTCAAAGACAGATATTTTTGGTGATACTAGATCTGATCAAGTTCAATACGCAAAGCAAAATAATCTTAGAGATGTGACATTCCACGGTGAATTCGGTTCAACTTTTGGTCATGTAACTGGACTAGCCCCTCACCCAAGATCGGACACTTCCTGGTGATCCTGAAGGTGCACTAGCTGGTCTAAGTTCGGCGCTTGCCCTCGCGACCATTCCAGGTTTTGCGCCCGTTGCTATAGGTTTAGCCAAAGGGGCTGCAGATGCTGAAGCAGGACTCAATACTGGTTTAATTTCGATGGCACTATCCCAGGTGTTAGGACAAAGATCTACTACACCCACTACACCCACTACACCTACTGCACCCCCCACATCTACTGCACCCTCTACTTCTCTTCCTAAACCAAAAGTTAAACCTACTATTGAGCTGGCCCAAGGACCAGGCCCTAGTATCCCTGAAGAAAAAATCAAAAAGAAAAAGGGCGGTAGAATTAAAAAGAAAAACTATTCAAAGGGCGGTGGTGTAAGATCTGCTAACTACTAGTATGATCGGGTTCATTACGGGATTACCTAGAAGTAGAACAAAATGGTTCGCAGAATATTTTAGTAGTTTAGTTCCTGCGTATCACGAACCGTTAAATGGAATGACTGCTAAGCAGCAATTTTATGATTTAGTCAAATCGAAGTGTGTTATTTCTGATTGTGGCTTGTATATTACAGATTTTCAACAGCGCTACCCAGATGTTCCTACAGTAATTATAGAACGTGATCTTTCGGAGGTATATTCCAGTCTTTGTAACTTTATGGATAGCATTGGTTATTTGCACCCTAGTCTAGATTTTCTTCTATTACAAAAAAAAGAACTAGATAAACTAGACGGGTTGAGAGTTCCTTATTCACAGATAAATGGAAAGCTAGAATCTATACACAAGCATTTAAAAATTCCATTTAACCAGGATCACTCAGATAGAATGATAACAGTAAATGTGCAAGTATCAGAAGTAACAAGAAATATAAGAAGCTACCAACTTTGGGTTCCTAATCATTAGGAGATTAAAGTGCCACGAAAGCTGGAAAAGCCAAATATACCCCCGGATTCTTGTGGGCATATAGATAGAGTACAAGAACTAGTAGAAAGTTTATCTACAGAAACAGATGAAGATATACGTTCCGGTTACAATAAAATAGTAAATGAAGAGCTAGAACTAATAAGAACTATCAATACTCAGCTAAGAGAAGCTAGTAAAGTTTGGTACGATAGATACAATAGAAAAAAGGGAAAATAATTATGAGTTGTGGCGAATGTAAATGTGAAAATTGCAAATGTGACCCTTGTGAATGTCGCAGGAAAAAAGATGGCAAAAAAAAGTAGTTTCAAAGAGAAAAAAGCTTTGCTAACTAGGCTAGGTAAGCCTGAATTGACAAATGTTAAAAATGAAAGAGATTTGGATAATTTAATAGGCATGGTTACTGGTTCTAAAGTATACGCCAATGGTAGCAACACTAGATTAGTGAGAAGTTAATGGGTTTACCAGTTAAAAAAGAGCACACCGAAAAGCAAGTAAAGTTCTTAAACTCTCTTATGGACAACGGCGGAAATGTTTCAAAAGCAATAGATGAAGCTGGTTATAAACACAGTTCTAGAGGGTGGTTAATAAACACTCTAAAAGATGAGATCATATCTAGAACAAGGGTTATGCTAGCTTCTTCTAGTGTAAAAGCTGCTAACCGTCTTGTAGAAGGTCTAGACATGAATGGTGACATTCGTGCAAACCACATGGAAATCAGGCTAAAATCAGCCAATGAAATTCTTGATCGCGTAGGAATAGGTAAGAAACAAGATATTGCTATTCAAGCGGAAGTTATTCATGGTGTGGTTATGCTACCTGCTAAGAAAGAAATGAAGGATATAACTCCCAGTGGCTAATAAAAAAGATAAGAGAGTAACAGAAGGTACAGAAGCGTTGCATAATGTTTTTACTCATGCTTTTATGAGTATGCCAGAATTTGTAAATAGTCCTGATCTTATAAAATCTGTTACAGATCACTTAGAAAAGTCGGGGAAAGAAATTTTTAGAACAGCAGTTCGAACAACACCAGAATCTTACAAGGATCTTTATTTAGACCCTAAAAAGGGTATAAAAGGGTTAGCGAAGAAGGTAACTGCAGAAATATCAAAGTTCACTGATTTATCTCCAGAGAGTGTAGAAAAGATATTTGCAGCAGCAGGTGCTGGTATTAAATTACTCCAAAAGGGAGAACTAAAAGTTTCTCCACAAACAGTTACTTTTAATGGAGATGGTGTTGTTATAGAAGCAGGAGGATATGTAAATCCTAAAGAGGACGTATACATAGGTGATTTTGCTAGTAAAATTAAAGATCCTTTTGGAGTAAAAGGATTAGATCTTACAACAAGAGCGAGAGTAGGTTTAGAACGGGGAACTCCTTCTTTTAGAGATGCAAGTGTAGGGGCTTCTTATAAAGTAGGAGATGATAGTAGTATCTATGGTGAAGTATCTCCTGAACGTATAACTGTAGGTGGTAGATTAACCTTTAAAAAGGGCGGAAAAGTAAAAAAGAAAAGAAAAACTAAAAACTATACAAAGGGTTGTGTAGTAAGGGCTGCAAAGTACTAATGCCTAGACCTAAGCTTGAAGAAGGTGAAAAAGGTAACTATAGATTATCTACCAAAGAGTACTTACGAAGAGAAGCTCGTAAGAAAGTATCTGAAAAGAATAAAAATCTAGAACGACAAAGAAATAAAATAGATAATTTAGCTAGAGGGGCAAAAAAAGCTAAAGAAGCTCTAAAAGTTCTAGAGTCAGGTGGAGTAGCTACAGGAGAATTACTAGATCAAGCGCCTAAAGCAATAAAAGATGCAATAAAGCAAGGTGCAGAAATAGTATTCAAATCGAACCCTGGCCCCCAGGAAGAGTTCTTAGCAGCACCGGAGAAAGAAGTTCTATACGGAGGGGCAGCAGGAGGAGGAAAATCTTATGCAATGTTGGTTGATCTTCTTAGGTTCGCTTCCAATTCTAATCACCGCGCTCTATTACTCAGGCGTACTCTGGGCGAACTAACCGAGCTTATAGACCAATCTAGAAAGATCTACCCTAGAGCCTTTCCAGGTGCTAAGTTCAAAGAATCTAAATCTACCTGGGCCTTTCCTTCAGGTGCTACTGCTACTTTTTCCTATGTAGATAAAGATGCAGATGTTACAAGATATCAAGGCCAGAGTTTTACCTGGATAGGTATCGATGAACTAGGCCACTATCCCTCTCCTTATGTGTGGAACTATCTTAGATCTAGACTTAGAACTACCGATCCAGATATAGAAACATACATGAGAGCAAGTGCTAACCCAGGAGGAATGGGTGGTTGGTGGATTAAAAAGATGTTTATCGATCCTGCTATACCAAATCAGTCCTTTTGGGCTACGGATATAGATACTGGTAAAACTTTAAAGTATGGACCCTCCCACGCTAGAGCAAATGAACCTTTATTCCAACGAAAGTTCATTCCTGCTAGACTAACGGACAATCCGTACTTGATGCACTCGGGTGAATACGAAGCGATGCTTCTCTCTTTACCCGAGGTAGAACGAAGAAGGCTTCTAGAAGGGGATTGGGACGTTGCAGAAGGTGCTGCTTTCTTTGAGTTCGATAGAACTGTACA